AGTTAAAACTCCAATCATTCCATACTTGACCAGAAACATTTCCTTGTTCAAATCCACCATCTACTACGATTGGTTCTGAGTATGTTGTTTCAAACCATTCATCTGATGTTGGTGATAATTCTAAAAAACCTCTAGCAGTAACAACAGCAAATGGATTTACATTTTCTGTACCAGTTACATAATCATTATTAAGATAGCTAACCTCATTATAATTTAAATAAATATTGTCACCTTTAATAACAACATTGCTGTTATCTGTATGATCACTGTCGTAAAATAAGTTAGTGTTTCTATTAGAGAATGATGGCCTTAATTCTCTGAGAGTAGGATCAATAGCTGCTTTATAGTCTAATGATTGAACAAAAGAACCACTTTGATCTGTAAACCCATCAACAAAGAATCCTGATTTATTTCTGTTTAGTCCGTTAGCATCATAAACTTCAAAATTGGATGTTTCTAGCTCAAGTAAGCTTAATGAAGTAGTCTCTTCTAAGCTAGACACACGCTGTTCTAGCTTACCAATATCTGCCATTGTAAAACGTTTGTATGTAAGTAGCTGACTATTAACGTCATTATCATTAATTACATATGGATTAAGCGTTACATTAAATAGGTCTAATGCATTTTCTGGTGATTTAGGAAGAGTGGGTTCAACTGCAGCTTTACCTTCTACAATACTAATTCTACTATCTGTATCGATAATAACTTTTACTGCTTTACCTTGATAGTAATTTACATCAAATGTAATTAGATCAGTAGGTCTTGGAATTTCGTTAATCTTAGATCCAGATCCAAAGTTACCTGAGCTATTTACAACAGGTCTAAAATCAAGGACATTTCGTAGATTAACAATAGATCCATCTGCTTTTGTAAAGTTAGGAATATCTTCATAATCTACTTGACCTGTGTAAGAGTTAACCGCAAAGAAGTCTCCTCCAGCACCATGCTCAAAATATTTGTATTTTACATATACATCTGCTGCTTGTGTATTACCAGCTATAATATTAAGTTTACCTAAGTTATACTTATTATCTCTTTGCCCATCATCCAATTCATAGATAGCCGCTAATGAATCACCATCAGAATCTACTAACTTAATAGTATCGAATGAAAAGATATCAGGTTTATCTAGAGTAACATTACCATCACCATCTGGAGTAATAGTTTGTGTGCGAGATGTTAAGGTTTTAGATCTAACAACTCCTGCTGATTTATTAACATAGGCTAATACTTCATATGGATTCTGACTTACTGCTGCACCTGTAATATTAGCTGATTGAGACCCAGCGCCAGATACTGAAGCGCCTGTATCTACATCAGAATCAGCTGCTCCCATTGTCCAAAGTGTAGTATCAGAGAAAGTTTCTCCAGTGGCTGTTAATGAAATAGTTGCTTGGCCAGAAGAGTTTGTCTGAGTAGAAAACCGTCTTTGTACTGCTAGAGAGATATCTGAAATAGATTGAGGTCTAGATTTTGGAAGGTCAAATAATAGATCATTGTTCGCAGCATCTTTAAGAACAGCTTTACTGATTTCTAACACTAAGTTAAAGAAGTCTGTAGCGCTTGTACCTATTGATTTAACATCAGCAAAGTTTTGACCTGCGTTCATAGCGATATCAAACAGATATAATCTGTAGTTAGCACCATCTTCTTCTACGTGACGCACTCTAGCTGTACCGATAGTTGATCCACCATGAGTTACAGCAGAGCGTAGGTTCATAATCTGTAGTTCATTAATATTAGGAATACCTTTACCACCAGACACTATAATATAATTACCATAATCAGCTGCAACTACTTGATTGTTTTCTGTTGCTGTTGTTCTAGGTTTATCTAATGTAATAACAAAATCGCTAGGATTATGAGCTCTATACCCATCTACATAAGCAGTACCTGAACTAATACTAAAATCTAATTTAGAAGCGTCTGAATCATTAGTTTCAAACGTAAGTTCAAAAGGCTTTACAATATAGTCACCAGACTCTTCTTTAGTTCGTAGAGCCATAACTTCATCAATTCGGTTATAATCATCTACTGCTGTTACTTGAGAAGTTACAGCTCCATTTTTTATCTTAGCAACTTCAATATAATTCTCATCTGAATCTATATCTGATTGTTCAGCAATTGTTAAAGCTATTCTATATCTATCCGCACCTGGAGATGCTAAGTTAGGAGTAGCACCTTGATTATCAAACAAAGCGCTGTTATCAGAAGCTTGAACGATATCTTGAACTACTTTAAAGCCAATACTTGTTGTAGGTGTATTAGAATATTTTGAAATAATTTTAGATTGATCTTTAGCAAATACAAAATGATCCTGAGCAAAAAACTCCCCAGCATGCATAGAAACTTTACAGCCTTGACCTACAGCTGGGTTAGTTACTGTGTTAGTAGCTTGTACTGTTAATGTAAATGACCCCCCTGTTAAATCTTCACCAGCTGCTACTCTTACTGGAGTAGTACCGCTTGTACCACTTGATGTGTTTGTGTATGAAACATATAACGTAGCAGGATCCGACCCTGTAGCAGCAACAACTTCTATAACCTTAAAAGCAATAGCACTTGCAGATGTAAAATCTACTCCTACTAAATCATTTATACTAGCAGGTAAAGTGTTTGTTGTTGTGTTTAATTTAATAAATTCATAGTTAGTGTTGACTGTTAATCCTCCTGGATTAACTGCAGCTCCTTCTTTAAAGAGATGTCTACCTAGTCTACCTAACTCTTTTTGCATAATTGTTTGCAGTTGAGTAAGCTCTCTAGCTTGTAGTGCACGACCGCTATTGAACAACACTCTATGGAAGTTGTCGCTGTCTTTAAAGTCATCCCTATATGTAGATGAGAATATTTCGGATGTAAACGCTTTTGTCATACTAGTCTTCCATTAAAGTTGGATAATAATTTTTATATCTTCTGTTTGATCTGCTGATCTTTGTATTGCTGCTCTATTATCTATATACATTACTTCACCTGTAGATATGTCTACATCACCATTTATGTAAGCATATGAATCACCATCTACTCCAGATGCTTCAAGTGTTCCAGCTCCAGAGCCATCAGTTTCAGATATAACTTCACCTTCTGTAAAGGGTTGGAATTGAGTATCAGAATCTTGAATGTACCAAACTTCATCTGAGTCTGATTTTACTACATATGCATTAGCTAAAGATGTAGCACCGCGAATAGTTTTATCTGGAGAGAAGCTAGAGGTTATAGCTGAGAACTTCATACGTCTCATTGCGTTGCCTGTAACACCTGTGTATAAAGCATCTGAGTCTGGTATTTCTATATTTTTAACCAGAGTAACTTGCCTAAAGTCATTTCCAACCACCCAGTTAGCACCTTCATCTCCAGCAGGCTTAGCAGTAAACATCATCGCTGTTGCTTTAAGATCGTCTCTCGGATCAGCCCCGAAACCAGCTGCAGGTCCGATAATAGGTCTTGCGTTAGCGCCAGAACCATTACCACCTGTAATTTTTACATGAGCTTGTGTAAAGTTTCTACCGTGTGCTTTATCACCATCAGAGTCTTTAACATTAATCTTTGTTACAGCTCCACCACTAATAGTAGCTGTTGCTGCTGCAGCAGTACCGTTACCTATAACTTCTACTGTAGGCACTGTTGTATACCCTGAACCGCCAGCCAGTACTTGATAGCCTATTACTCCTCCAGGAGAAGCTGCATTTTGAATACCAACCTGCTCAACATGATCAGCAGCATCATCAGAATCAAACGCACCAAATTTAGTTACAGGCATAAAGTTAGCTGATAAGAATTGTGATGCTCTCAAAGCCCCAACTGAGTATAAGAACTTCCATACATAACCATCAGCAGTTTCAAAAGCTTTTGTTAATGTACCAGTAGGTTTAACTGTAGAAGTAACTGATTGACCTTGAGCAGTCTGACCAGCTTCAAGACAAACATATATGTTATTTTCATCTGTGATAACATAGAAACTATTTGTTGGATGTCCTACTGAGTTATCATTATAAGCTTGATAAATTGCTCCTAAAGACCAAGTATATCTTGGTATAACAAATGAATGTGCTTCAACGTTCTTAATAGCTGTCATATTATTTTGAGCATTACGAATAGTTCTAGCAGTGTTAATAGGAGTCGGAGCAGTATCATTACTATTCCAATCAACAGGTCTACCTACAGAGACGTAATAATTGTTAGCGGCGCTATCAATATCTTCTTGTAGGTTTAAAAGAATCTCTTTTTTGAATCTATCTGTAATAATTGCTGGCATGTTATATCTCTTATGCTGTTATATAGTATAGAGCTGCTGTATCACTTGATGTATACAATTTAGGCATCATTAACATCCACCCATCTGTATTATCAATCCACACACAGTTTACTATACCGTATTGTTTTACTGTAAAGCTAGTACCGTTAAAGAATGTTGTAGGAGTCACGGTAACAGCTCCTGCAGCTCTATTAACAAACGTTTTTGTCTCTCCTACTTCAGTACCATTAGCTAATGTAGCGGTAGAAGCAGTTCCTAAATTAAATATAGACATAGCACGTGATAAACTAATGGCTTGAGCATTAGCGTTAACAGTTTCAGATCTATACTTAATACCGGTCTGCATATGTATGAGACCAGTACCTGAACCGGCCAACCCTAAAGGAACATTGCTTGATGAACCAACTCCAACAACTTGTGGTATTCCGTTAGTAGCAGCATTGCTAATCTGAATCTTATTTACAGCAGAGGAAGCTGGAGCAAAGTTAATTATCTCTGCATCGTTAACATCTCTGATTGCTGTTGTGATACTAGGAGTTACAATGTTTGGAGACGTTAAGGTTTTATTTGTTAATGTCTGAGTATGAGAGTTAAATGTAAACTCATCGTTAGTTGTTAATAATGGTAATGTGATTGTTCTATCTGCAGCTAGCTCACTTACACCTACTAAATACTGATGATTAGCTGATGTATCATTAATCTGCGGAGAAGTTAAAACAGGAACTGTTAAGGTTTTATTTACAAGTGTTTGAGTACCACCCACAAGAGCAACAGTACCACTTTCACCAGGAAGATCAATTGATACTTCAGCAGACCCTTCAATAAAACCTAGTGTGGTATTATATGTAAGTCCTTTGTAGATTAACCCGCTGTCTGATAAGGACATCTTATTAGTAACTTGAGCACTATCACCACCTAGAAGCTGATATAATTCTCCAAAGTTGTCATTTATTTTACCGGCAGCGATCCTGAGCGTATCGCCTGTACCATCATTGGCTGTAGTGCCTTTATTAATGTTTTGTCTTGCCATTGCTAAGTCCGTATCTGTGGTTAGTTTTATTTATAATGGTTATTATGCTGAATCTGAATCATAGTAAGTATATTTAACTTCATCCATAGTATCGAATACTGAACGATCCTGGCTGAATCTCTGAACTCTGCCATCTGTACCAGCTGAATCTTCGTCCATTGTTGGGCTAGTAGTACTGATAAGCTCTCTAATAGTATCGTAGTTGCGATCGATCTCTGATAATGGTATATCTTGAATAGCCTCAATCGCTTCTGGTAAGCCTATTCTTAATTTAACTCCGTCTGAATCTACTTCACCTGTTAAGTCTGTTACGAGTAGTCCGGTACCTAAGGATGCTTCACCTTGTACAACAGGATCTACATTAACAACTTCAAAGTCTGGCATAATACCGAAGTTAAGGCTACCTGTAGCTTCTAGAAGTACCTGACCTCCAAAATACATACCAGCAGGATGTACAAACAGCTTGTAAGCTTCTCTCCATCTCTCTACTGGAATATCAGCTTTTATTAGGATAGCAAACACTTGATAGAGTTTATCATCTGTTAAAAACTTTTGAGAATCAAATCCAATTCTAGAGTCATCTTCTCCTATCATAAACCTATCTTCTTTAGTGTATCTTACATCAGGGGTAATACCAAAGAATGTTCTAAAGAACTGCTGTATAGAATATAGAGTACCTTTTGATCTGTAAAGGTTGTTAGAGAATTTAGCAGCTGCTCTTTTATTTGTAAATCCTTCAAAGTAAGATTGACCTAGAAGTAGCTCATCTTCAATAAAAGATAACAGAGATAAATCATTAGCTGTAATATCTCTTGCTGTAATAATATCATGTACTAATCTAGCAGGAGACTGATCTGAGTCTTCAAATTGATTATACGCTTCAAGTAACTTAATTAGTTTAGGATAATCAGCTTTAAAGTAGTCTGGAAGGACCTGCTCTACAGCATGATGATCAGTAAACCTATAATCTCTACGTAGGTTATCTTTTAGTGTATAATCTCTAGGCATTTTATACTGACTCTACTATAACTGCTGATGCGAAGGATGGGTCTTCATCAAATTGAAGTATGTCTTCTCTCTGAGGAGCAATAGCACTCTGATTGGCAGGAGTAGCACTTATCTTAACATAATTAACTCCTCCTATAATACTATTAGGTTTAAAACCTACAAGAGATAAAACACCAGTCGCCGCATCAAAGCTACCTACATTATCTACAATAGTAGTTAAACCATCTAATGTGACAATTTGGAGTTTATTACTGTTTAATTTATTTACTATTTTACCTGCTCTGTTATCAATATTAAAGGGAGAACTATTTACGATAAAGTTTATATCATCTGCAGGAGCTATAGCTGCAGGGTATCTTAAAGTAAAATCATTCTGAGCATCCAGTCTAGGGGTAATTCTTTGCTGCATTTTAACTTCCATACGAGAAGAAAGTACAGCAGGTGAAACTTCATCAATTAAGGTAAGTAAATTTGAACGTCTATATGCTTGACCGAACTTACCTGTATTAGTACTAAAGTAGTCTCTCACTATTGTGTTAACGTTATCTGTTAAACTGTTTAAAGATAGTGTAGTAAGTTTAGGATTAAACTGGAAGAACGTATTTGTTTCAATAAACGTAGTAGTTGGATCTAAATATCTTAATCTAAAGGATACGACAGATAACTGATCTACTAAATCTTGTATACTATTCTTAGTTGCAGTCTGAGTAGAAAGAGGCACATCTTCTTCAAAGACAATAGACATATACACAGCACCAAACTCTGGTTTTAGAGCATCTTCACCTCCAAAAGAGTTAATATCTTTAATAAGAGTAGAGAAGTTTCTAAGAACTAAAGATGAATAATCATCAGCAGTAACCATTCTATTCTGAGTAGCGTATTGAAATGGAGCGTTTGTTCTAATAGACTGATTAGTTTCTTTTATATCTCCACCAAGAGAGTTAGTAACAGTCTGAGCAGTGATAGTGTATCCTGTACCACCTACATTTACTTGAGATATAGGAGTAAATAAAGCACCATCATTAGCAGCTGGACCTTGCACTGAAAGATAATCTACTTCTATTTTATATCCAGCCTTTGGAGTAACGCCAAATGTAATACCGTCACCAAATGACAGTTCAAAAAACTCATTAGGAGATTCTTTTAAGATATAAAGAGCTGTCGCAGCGTTGATAAGAGTAGCTACCTTTAAGTTTTGGTATGTAGTAAACGCTACAGATGTAGGACTCTCATACACTCTTACTACAGCGGTGTCCATATCCATATTTTTATCTGGAATAATATACAATGCATCTTGAGATACAGCATCAGCAATAAACGTTTTTGTTCTCTGAGTACCTTCGAAGATCTCTATGTTAGTAGATCCATCATTTGTTTTAAATGAATATATACCAGAACCATCATCAGTAGCTGTTACTGTTTCTCTTGTTTGGAAAGTGTACGTAATATCATCAATAGAGCTTTCAAATACAACTCCTGGTGCTAAAGATACTGTTGTAGGTCTTTCAGCTAGTGCAGAAAGATTAATAGAGAAAGTAACAACAGCTCTAGATGCTGTTCTAGACTTTGGAATATAACCAATACCTTCGGCTAACGACACGAGAGAGCTTCTCAGCTGCGCAGTCCCAAGGAATGACTCGTTC